GGTGTTGACGGATCCACCACCTCCAGGCCGTGTTCCACCTTCTCCGCCGGGGACATTTTCGACGCCGTTCTGTCCGCTAGGCTGGCTTCCTGGTTGCTGGGATTGAACGTTTGCGGGTTGAACATTAAGTCCTGTACCGCTTGCTGGCGCTCCTCCACCGACTGAAACTGTTCCCACCCGGGTAGACACTTGCTGTTTTTGTCCTGTTTGTACATTTTTTGCTCCTTCTAAAATTTGAGTAAATGCCGGAGATACGCTCCCCGTAAGCGCTTCGTATGTGCGCGCCAACGTTTCTACGGTTTTATCCGTAGCTTTTTTGTTGGCATCGCCCAATGCTCGAATCTGGTCATTAAGAATTTGTGCAGCCGTTTCCAGCGAATCGGCTTCGTTAATCTGTAGTTTTTCTAATTGCTTGGTAGCAGCCGCTGACAAAGCTTTTGCTGTAACCGTAGGTTGTACAGACATCGTGCCAGATTTAAATACTGCGGCTTCTAATTGCTTTTGGACATCAGACTTACCTTGGTCAGCAATTGATAACTCTGTCAGAAACTGCTTAACAGAATTAGTACCGTATACATTTCGTCCACCAATGTTAACTACAGCCGCACCAGTTCCGGGCATTTGAGACTGTGTTAGTCCATACCGTTGACCGGTTTCTGAAAGAATTTGCGGATCGATCTGCGATGCCTGCTGTCCGCTCGGAGCAGGTTGCGTTTGTGATTGAGCGGCCTGGGCTGCTGGAGCCGCCGTTTGGCCTGCACCCGTTTGTACTTCTTGAACAGGACCAGCACCAAATACCATATTTTGCTGTCCACCGGTATTTGTAAATTGTAGTCCCGTATCCAAGCCAGCCTGTTGCGCTCCGACATAGCCACCTACATTGTATGGATTGATTAATTCTGAAGCACGCGGTTCAATTTGCGGCATCAGTTCGTCAGCAGAAAACAATGACATCTGCCGATCTTCGTTGATGGCAGATTTAATACCGTCATCATCCGGAGTCAAATTACCAGTAAGGCTGTCATTAGAATCTTGTAGCAAACTACCAGATTGACGACGTGTAGCAAATGCAACACCCCCACCAGTAATACCCCCAAGCGCACCGCCTAGCGCAGCAGCACCTACTACACCACGCATAGGAGTTGTATCGACACCATATTGCATGGCAGCAATATTCGCAGACAGTTTAGTTGAGCCTTCTTCAACTGCTTCTTGCAGGGCTTCCGATCCAGCAGATTTTAAAATACTTGATCCACTGCGTTTTGCGCCACTAAATAATTGGGCTTCAGCACCAAGCACACCCGTTGCGCCACCAATAAGCGCTGGAACTACGCTGGCTTTACGCGCTGCTTCGGTGGCTAGTCGCTTGGCTTCTTCGGGGTTTACCCCTAAATTAGTCTGTGCTTCGTAAACTTGTTGGTATGCATCACCCGCCGCATCACCGCCACTTAAAGCCGCACCAGTTGCCACACCAGCCGTCATTTCATAAGGACGTACACCTCTAGCAGCAAGTGCGGCTTCGTCTGCAGCGCGTAGCGGACCAACTGAACGACCAGCAGCAATAGCGCGTTCGCCAGCACCAAGCCCACGACCTAGCATCCCCGCGCCTTTAATGGCAACACCAGGAGCAACAAACGATCCTACTGCTTGAGATATGGCTAGGCCAGGAGATTGAACAACGTATTTGCCAACGCCTTTAAGGGCTTCCATACCACCTTCTTCGATGGACTGCCCAAGTTCTTGCTTGGCGCGCTTGGCTACATCAGACTGTTTTTCTTCGCCTTCGCGAACTAGTGCCTCAATCTGAGAAGCCAGTTCGGTTCCCGGTTGAGCAAAGTCAATAATAGATTTAGCGCCACCAAGGACAGCATTTGCGGCTTCAATAATATAGTCGTTAGCCGCACCAAAAATACCACGCTTTGCAGGTTTTGTAGAAACGCCCCAATCTGCGGGATTAAAAGCATCACTACTACCACCATCGTCAAAATATATTGCCATTGCCTACCTTTTAAGGCTGTTGTGTTTGGTACCTACCGTACATACGTTCCCATCTTGCGTAATCTGGATTTGGTGTACCAGTATCGACAAGACCACCTCTAGTACGCTTTTGTATAGTTTTAGGCGGAGCAGGAGGAATATTAGGAGTTACAGAAGCTCCTCTACCACTAGGAGCTATGCTAGAAGCTGATGCTGCACTATTCGTAGCAGAAGGTGCTGCTGTACTATTCGTAGTAGAAGGAACAGGGATTGCCGATTGAGGTTGGCTAGTAGGCGCAGCCTGTGGCATAAAATCTTTAATTAGGTCGTCAGGTGTCGCCCCTAACGTCATTGCTTGCTTTGCCGCTGGACTTGCTAAAAACTTTTTAGAATCCCCTTTTGCCGCTGCAGCAGCTTCACGCAGTATCGGTAAGGATTGCGTTGGAAGAATGGCAACTCCTGCGGCTTTTAAACTTCCTTTTGCTACATTACCCAAAATACCCGTAGTAACTTGTGTTTGATTACCGTCAGCATCTTTAACAGTGCCAGTGCGGGTGTATATATCTGGGAATCGAAGTTCCATACGGGAAGCCAACTGTAGAATAGCTGTTGCATTTTCTTTTGGATTTTTTAGTAAGTCTTCCATTTGAGCGTTCATAGTCTGTATATCTCGCAGTTTATCTGCTTGTAAATTCGACAGACGAGCAGAAGCATTAGAAGAAGCAATTGATGCACGAATTTGCTCAATTTTTGCAGGGTTTGCTGCTATCTCCATCGCTAAACGTTGCTGTTCAAAACCAACGCGCGTATCTTCACGCGCTTGCGTTCGCCTATTGTTCATGGCGTCTATAATTGATTTTGGATCTCCCATTAAAGGCAAGGCTTCAGTATTTATAAACCGATTCATTCGAGCTTCGCTTAGTGCGTCTCCTGCTTCAGAAGCAGAAGTAAAAATACGCTCAACTTTACCATCTTTATCAAGTAATTTAATTGTTGCCAGCGAACCTTCTTTTTCTGGTTTAACAAAATCAACTTTTAAACCATTTCTTTTGGCAAGATCATAAATACCTTGCATACCGCCACTTTCAACTGTGCTTTGAATTGTTGCTAAATCTTTATCCAGTCGCTCCATAGCTTGACCAAATTTGACTTGCGTTGTTTCTTTGCGTTCTAGATCTTTAATCTGAAAAGATTCAATTCTAGCTTGGCGACCAAGGCGAGGATCAATAGCATATAACTTGTTAGCATAATCTTTGTCTGCTTGCTCTTGTGTGATTACGTTTCCAAATTCATCTACGCTACCAACCTTTCCTAACGTACTTTTTCCTGCTTCAGCAATATCCGTGTCTTTCTTTAAAGCGCGACGGCGTTCTTCTTTAATTAATTCGCGTTCTTCTTCCTCAGACAACATCTGATAAGTCTGTAATCCGCCTTTTGCTAACCCGCCTGCAAATGCACCAAAATTAAACGCCATAATTTACTCCAATACCATATCGTAGTTAACGGCTTTATATCCATCTTCCATAGTAATAACCGCTTCCGGAAGAACTTGCTCAACTTCGTCTGCCATTACGCCAATGTAAGTTTTATCGCCATATTGCGACTTAAGGGCATCAACATACTTAAACGAATAAACGCCAATACCCCATTTATCTAAAGTACCAAGGCGCTGAATATCGGTTTTAAGGCGACGATCAGATTTCATATACAGCGCTGCTCCAGTACCAAATGCTTGTCCTAACCCGGCAGCAGTAGCAGCATCGGCTTGCTGTTTAGCACTATAGGCTTGAACATCTGCTTTGTATTTATCCACACCAAGAGTGCCAACCTGATTCCAACCTTGCATAGATGTGCCAAAAGAACTTCCTAAGTTGGAAGTCATCGCTCCAGCATTTTGAATAGGTATTTGCCCAGACATTAAGGCTTGGTTTCCAGCGTTAAGCGCTAAACCAGTAGAAGTTGCTTGGTTTCCAAATTGCCCTTGAGCCAAAGCGGTTGCATCCATTCGTTTAGCCCAACCAAGTTGTTCAGCCGCAGTTCGAGCGCGATTTGCAGCAGCAGCTTCCATGGCAGCATTGTCCACACCGGTAGCGCGTAACATACCCTGATAGCGACCAGAACTAGGATCGATACCAAAACTGCGTTGTTCTAAAGCGATATTACGTGCTTGGCGATCGGTTGCAGCCCGTACATCACCAAGGGCAAGAGCGGCTTGTTTTTCTTGGTCTTCAGCGCCACCCGCTTTTTCGGCTTCTGCAAAAATTTTCTCTTGCAACGGATAGCCAAATTCTTCGTACCGAGCCATACTTTTTTTAGCAGATTCAATTTGCAAATCTTGTAGGGCTCGATCAAGTGCAAACTGTTCGTCTGATCTAGCTTCTTGTTTTAAAGATTGTTCTCTTAAAGTAGGCCAAACTTCGTTTTTAAACAAAGTCAGTTGTTCGCGAGAAAGCGCTGCTAATTCCCGTTGCGCCAAACCAATATTTGGATCAGGAGCCGGGGCTTTGCCTTTACCGCCCTCAAGCGTCATACCAAACCGACCGTTACGTGGTTGGAACGCCTTTTCAGGCAGCATTGAAAAATGATCGTATCTCACCGTTTAATCTCCAAAAACCGGCACTCGTCTCGAAGCATTCCGTATACAATCATATCTGTACCATCGCTGCATGCTCGTCTAAGTACCCCTTCTCGTTTAAAACCCAAATGCTCATCAAATTTTTGTGCCACTATATTGTCAGTTCGGACAAGTCCGGTTACGCGATTGCACTTCAATTGCAGGAATGGATACGCAAAACAAGCCCATAAATATTCTCGCGTCATCCATCGTTTTCCTGGTACGGCTGCTACATGCATTGAAATACCCGGTCCTGTGTAATCATTAAAAACTACGCCTGCAATCAGTTCACCATCTTCTTCCAAACCAATTCCTATCGCCCCGCTACCAAAGCCGTCTTCCTCGACTCTTTTTGCTACCCAGTCAATAACCCGCTGCTTGTCTGTGTAAACAACTGTTTTCATATTCTACATATGTAAGGTATATAACACACTAGTTACAAACTGTAAACTAGTTTCCACTAAAGTTCAGACGGCTAATAATCTCGTTTATTTTTGCCACAATATCGGTTGTTGTTGCCGTGCTGTCTAATTGGTCAATCTCGCCTACCTGAGGACGAGCCCCAGTAATAATTTCCAAGTTTTCCTTCATGGCAACCAGCATACGCTGAAGGTTCGCATCAACAACGCCGCCATGCGCAGCGGGAATCCCTGGTTTTTTCATTCAACAAGGCTCTTTAATTCTGTTACATCTGTCGCCATGCCAAACATACGCACAGGAACGTTACCAGAAATTGCAACTTCCCAGACATAGGCTTTTTGTCCAGCAGGCATCCGAACAGGTTCGTTACTTGTCATTGCAGACTGGTACACCAGCACTCCTTCTGCGTACACAAATACGTTGACCGAACGAGTATCGGCAATATCGGGCAGATCAGTCAAAATAGACCCGTTAAGTGTGTATGTATTAAGGGGCGTTGAGTTCATTACCCCCTTGAGATTACTGGACGAAGTCGCCCAAAGTGCAGTGTTAGCGGCAATAATTGCCTGTATAAGTTGATTGTAGACGTTAACGTTTGAAATTAATCCATAGTCAGCCCGCACTTTAAGCACACCAAAGTTGGTGGGGCTTGCCATAACAAACTGCTTGGACTTCCACTCAAACAGGCTATTGTCAATAACGCTAGCGTCTAATTGATATATATCGTTGTCAATCGTAGAAACGGCGTAGATATTTCCGTTATTTTTGTCCACATATGGAGCCCGCCCACTAAACGTCAACTGAGCCAGCGGGGGGATGTCGTTACGGATTAAAACAATGGCATTAGTCTCAACGCCTACAGTATAAAAACCAATATACTGATTGTTGTATAGCATGGCTTGGATCGAACTAGGATTTAGTGCCTGCCACTCGACTCGTGTGTACAACCGCTGCGAAATAACGTCTACTCCACTTGGGGAAATAGAAACTAATCCGTTAGGACTTGCGTATAAAACACCAAATTGATCTGAGACGATCGATCGTTTAGAAACACAAGGCTGGGGCACAGGTAGTTTTGTCTGTGACATTGCCAAAGGGCTAGAACCTGTAATTAGGTATGGTTGGCGTTCCGTCAAGACAACTAAGGTTGTATCATACACACCTAGGCCAATGACCCGCGAATCTACTACAAGAGTATATAAATCGGGCCAAGCGTGAGGGTAGTATGGCTCAGCAAACCAAACTTCATTGTCACGAAAGCCTGCCATCATGCCGTTGGGCATGGATACAATACCTTGCAAATCCGTTGGCGGGGTATTCCAGTTTTGCGTTTGCAACAACGGACCTAGATCAGCAATAAGTAGCGTATCGTTATAGCTTGTCGTAGCAATAGGAATTTCTGCTACAAGTTGGTAATTAACTGTTGCGCCGCCTGTAACGGTACGGTAAATCCGTCTATGGGTAATGTTGTACCCTGTCGTTGGTGCGGCTGCAAATCCAGAAATTGTTACAGTTGCCCCAGTAACATGAGTAGCCACAGTAGCAGCAGGGCTCGGGGCAGATTCTTCTGCTACAGCCCCAAAAGTAGAAACATACGTATAAACATAGGCTCTTGTTTCATGCGCACCTCCGCTGCCACTAGATGCTAGGGTGGGGGCTGATATTGGAGCAGGAACGCCAAGATACAACCATGCGTCAGGAAACGGTGGGCTTCCTAACCCAGAAGAAGTAGCCAAAACCCAATTGGTTTTCTTGGGAGCCGTATCTCCGGTGTAGTAAATACGAAAATCGTTATCGTCAGCAATAGGGCTTTGGGCTACGTCAACGTCTACCGCCCACTCAAGCCAGGCCGACGAACCAGTATTTTCGTTAGTCAATCGATAAATAGTTTGGACATTGTTGGTAAGTGGCTGATACACCCGCTCTTCTTTTTGCCAAGAACGAAGTTCTAGCGAAGTCAGCCGGACATTTTTGGCAATTTGTGCCGCATTATCCGGAAGTTGGGTAGGGCCTGTCCTCGGAATAATTCCTGAAAAGTTTTCCAGTTTAATTGAAGGCATGACCCTAACCCCTTATTTAGTCTGTAGCAGACTCGTCTGTGACTTCTTTACGAGGCCGTCCACGCTTAGGTTTGTCTTCGGTTTCCTCAACGGCAGGGGCATCAAGTTCAGCCAAATATTCGTGCCCTTCGTCAGTAATCGTAAACGTACCTTCTTTCACATAACCAATCATTTTGCGTTTAGGTCCAAACCCAACGATCATCTGATCGCAAACTAATTCGCATTTTGTTTTTTCAATAAATTGCTCTACAGACATTGCCATGCTTTTCTCCTTGTGTTAAGCGGCGATATATTGTACCAGTTAAAAACAATGTTGTAACATGAGATCCTTGAATTTTTTAGGGATCTTACTGTAGTCATTATCAAAATCGTTGGGCATGGCTTGCCAGACCGCAGGCACAGCATGGGGAGCTTTACCCTTGGCATACCATTTTCGGGTATACCGCATACACTGATAAAACCATACGTAGGCGTTGGCTTTTTTGCGGTAGTCACACAAGTCAAATGGCAGTTCATAGTCCTTAATTTTCTTAACCGATCGGATTTCACAGTCCAATTCAACCAAAGCGCTACCAGTTAAAACCTTGGACAGCTTCTCCCCTCGGAGGGAAATATCACCATCAAGCCATTCTTGTAGCCAAATTAACGGGTCATAACCGTCCACTTTTTGCCGCCAGTATTTTGAGTTTTCTGCCCACTGATCCCGATGACAAGTTTCATGCACAAGAATCCGCATCCAGTCCGCCACGGGTTTGTAGCAAGCAACCACTAATTCGGGTTCGTGGTCTGAGAAATAGCCTGAACAGTTTAAGCCGTCCATTTTGACATGCTTCTTGCGAAGCAACTTTGCGTCTACGTCGTGCCTATGGCACTCGGCAATTTCAAACTCGACCCACTCTTTCAAGTGGGGCGGTAGTTTTTCTAGGCTAATCTCAATTTGTGTCATCCCTAAGCCTTCCACGAAACCCATGATCCCGACCGTTTTGCCGGGGTTCTGTCCACTAGTATAGGGGCAGAAAAGGTAATTCCGTGTTCTGGATGGGTTATCCACAAGGCTTGTCGGGGTGGTTCAAACGGAAAGTTATTCTGATACGCATACTCATCATAGCCCTTAAGCGAACCATTGACGATAAGCCGTTGTAACTGAATTAACTGGTGCCAGTGACCTAGTAACAGAGTATCGTATTCTGTGTCAATTTGTGCGTTGCGAGAACGCTTTTTGTGGTCACCCCGGATAATTGGGCCAAGCGCACCTATCATGCCGTCCCCGCCTCGGAACTGATCGCCGTGGGTAAGCAAGTAGCGATGCCCATAAATTTGAAAGTACGCGTCTGATCCGTCCGGGATTAAGAATCTGACTCGCGGGTCATTTTCAAAACGCTTGGCAAGAAAGTGATACACCAGCCAATCAAAGGACGTAAAGTTCCGCCCCTTAGACCGAATCTTGTGTGTATTCCGCCCATGGTTACCTGTAACACACGGCACAAAAACATTCCCAAATTCTGTTGCCAAGGTTTCGATACACCAAGCCAAAACACCCCAAAGGTCTATAACGATCGGCATGATTTCACGTTCGTTTGATACAGACAGTTCCTCGTGAATGTCGCCACTGACCATGTCGCCCCCAAGGGCAAATACAATTCCAGGATATTCAGGATTGGCAAATCTAGTTTTTAAGATGCCCGTAGCGGTCTGAATTAAAACTTGCGCTCGTTCTTGGGCAATCCGCAAATCATAACGGTTTACATCGTTGATTTGTTTTGTGTCTACAACTTCGCCCCAGTGCCAGTCAGAAGCAAAAATGGTTGGAACACCAGTTACGCTTTTAGCCTTAGGAGGTTTGATAACCCAATTAGGTACTTCAAGCAAACTTTCCGAATCTGTCAGTTTGATAATCTGGTCTTTAACATACTGATCGTCAAGGGTAGATTTTCTCGCTGATTGAAGTTGAGCACGCATAGTACGCAACTGATCTTGTAGCAAAGTAACTTTGTCAAACTGCGTGCCGTCTCCGGAATCATGTTGACTTCCATCTTTCATCAACCCACGGCGTTCGGCTTCAGTAATTCGATGCCGAAAAGTATGCTCGTTCATTTTTAAAGACAGGGCAGCATGGTTACTATTTCCATGGTGCTTTCGTAATGCAGCGACAGCCTCTAAAAGTTGCTGTTCCGTTAGCGGTTTTTGGCCCACTATATACTCCCCATAAATGAAAAAAGGCCGAAGCCTTATTTTTATGCTACTAGTCCCGGTAAATAAACTGTCTTTCCGTTTTCTTTAGTAGCCGTTAAAACTTGCTTTTTCAAGTTAGCCGGATCGTACGACACGTGCACCCAGCCTGAGTCCGGCACACCAGGCGTATAGAACTCTAGAATGACTTGCGTGAAATCAAGGTTTTCAGTTATCCAAAGGGCCAAATCCGCATTGGCGATACCAGGAATTTCAATGTCGGCTGCTTGGCCTTTGCAGTGGTCTGAGGTTTTTGAGCCTCCAACTTTGGCGTTGACTTCTGGATGTCGGAAACCGGAGTTGACCTTAATTCCCGTTTGGACGTGGTCTCTAATAGGCTGGAGGACTTTTTCGCAAAGAAGTTTAAGGTTTTCAATTTCTACTTCCCCGGGGGTATTGTCCAAATCATGCCGTAAAGCGGTTTCGCTTTTAGTCATTTCGGCAAGGGTAAAGTTTTTGGTTAGGTTCATTTTTTAGTTGCCATAGCGTCTGTTTTTTCTTTAGACCCAGCGGAAGACCCAAAGTAGTAGTAAACAACTGCCATTAATGTAGCATCTAGAGTTCCAAGGGCGCGGGCCACCAACTCTCGCATATCGCCGCTAATAGTTCCATTAAACAACTTCCAGTTAATCAGTCCCCAGACGATAAATACAACGGCTGCAATTATACGGGGCGTCCAAATATCTCCAGTTTTAGCAGCCATCTCGCGGGCAGAATTCCTGTCACCGGCGTGGATTTCTTCTAACTTGATATCCAGTTCTTTCATCTTAACTTTAAGATTGGCTTCAACTTGCTTAAGCGCAGCCATCTGTTCAGCGTTTACAGTCCCGGATGACAGAACGTCTTTAATTTGTTCCTTGGTGGCATCTTTCATTCCCAAGGCTCCGCCAATGGCATCTACTGCCATACCGGCTAAAGGGCCACCCAATAAAGTCGCCGCAGTCGGCGCTATTTTTGCAAGCCATTCCATTTATAGATGCCCTTTAAAAATGTAGTAAAAACTAACCAACACAAAGGAAGCAAAAAAGCACCAAAATTTCAAGGCACGAAGTTTGGCTAAGTCTCTGCCAAGTTCGTCTTTACCTTCTTTAATTTCTTTAATCTGGCGTTCTTTTATTTTCTGAATTTCGAGCCATTCTTTTTCTGCTACTTCCTTGCCATACCGTTCTATTAATTGATTCTTTAATTCGTTTTCCGCTTCTAAAACTTGCTTTAATCTGCGCCATTCTGCAAAGGCGGTCATAATCGTTGTGTCGCCTTTAACTACTAATTGCTTTTTCTTATACGCCTGACGTGCCTGGATCTCAGCAACTCCCAGGCGTTGGATATCGTCAATAGCAGCCGATAACTCTTTTCCTGATTGGATTGCTGATTTGATGCCTTGTGTTGCGCCTTTAGCCGCAGTTAGAATTGGATCAATATCACTCACAATAAATTTCGTAATTTGTACAAAGTCGATAAATACTGTGATACTACTTCATCAATAATGTTTTGCAAGGCAGTCTCGGACTTCTCAACTGCTGTGTAACGAATTTTTTCTACCATGTCAAGATGACGTTCCAAAATATCATCAATCTCGCCTTTACTATCTAAAGGCAGTTGAGGGATATCTCGAATGATTCCGTGGCGTCCTTGATACGCTTCAGCAAGGCTGTCAGCTAAGTCTACAATGCTGTCGTAAAATGAACCTAAGGCCATATGCTGTGCGTATGATTTTGTACGTAGATGCTCACGATGTGCCATTTCACGGCTTAAAAACAATATAGCAATTAAACGACCAATCATGTGTATCCCCTTTATTTAGGCATATGCCCGTTGCTGCCCAACCAAATTAATAAAAACACAACAGCCGCGCCAATGATCATCGTGGCTTTCTTAACGGTAGCTTTACCAATTTCAAGATAAAACCGCTCAACAGCTTTTTCGGCTGCTTTTTCTGCGATTGCTTCGATTTCTTCTTCGGTTAATCCGCCGTAAGGTTGCCGTGCCATATCTAATCCTTATGCTACAAATGCGTTTGTGCCAATTGAAGTAAACGTATGGA